TTTTTAACAACTTAGATGGAAGTAACAATGAAACTTTTAGCCTTCTTGCCACCAATGCTAGTAGCTGTTGGAGACGTAATGCCCGGATTCGACTGGGGAACAATATCTGCAACAGGACTTCTAGGCTGGTATCTTTGGTACACTACTAAAGTCGTTTTTCCTAATCACCAAAAACAGGTCTCTGAAATGCAGGATAGTTTTACTGTCCAGTTTAATAAACAGAGAGAACATTATGAAAATGTTATTGATGATGTTCAAACTAGACAGGATAAAAGGCATGAGCAAATAGTAGAAACTCTAGAGAAAATAAACGATTCTCTAGACAAGACAACATAATTGAAACTATAATTATTACAAGAACATTTTATTTCTTAGTAAGGAGAATGACAGATGGCAGACAAGCTAAAATCGCTAGTCAAATCACGTCGTTTCTGGACTGCTGTTGGAAGTATTGTTGTGGTTATACTCAACGATGCCCTTGGTATTCCAGAAGAAACAGCGAACACAATTGCAGCTATTGGAGTTAGTTGGATTGTGGGTGATTCGTTAAGAACTACAGAATAAAACGGATTTTATTGAGAAAGGGGGCGTAAGCCTCCTTTTTTTATGCAAAGGACAAAGACATGATAAGAAAGACTGCGTTAATATTACTTTTCCTACCACTACTATTAGGGGTTTCAAATAAAAAGTCTTCCTTTAAAGAAAGCTATCAGTATGAGAATATTTTCAAGTCAGATATTCAACGCTCATCTTTTATAAGGCTCTTGGTCAATAATGATACAAATGGAAATATGAGGCTCGACAAAGACGAGATAAAAAATTTTGGCAACAAAGAAAATTTAATATTAAATGAGATACTTAAGGTGAAAGCCGGTGTTTTAAAGAGAGTATGTTATTCTACGGAGAAGACTTGCAAGATATGTAATAGCACAAATCCATTTTCTCCAAAGTGCAATATTCACAATAAAAAATAAATATTGTGTCCGTTTTTTTAATAGCCTACGTTAACTATATAGATATATCTAACTTCCAAAAAGGAGACAAAAGTGAATAAAGTATTAATGTTTTTAAGTTTGTTATTTTTTACAGCGCCTTCTCTGCAAGCTGAACCTCCACAAAGAAGAGTAATTCAAGCACCTCACAAGCCACAAGTTGTCCGCAGTCAGCCCAGAGAATTCACTAGGCCCACACCTCAGAAGCCGCAAGCACCAAATGCGACGAAGCCTACACCGCAGGCAAAGCCATTACCAAAGGGTTTTGGAGTGCCTATTCAACGCCCACAAGGATTTGGAAAGCAACAATGGCAAAAGCCGCAGCCTCAACCTCAGCGTCCAAAAGTGGAAACTAAACATAGCTTTGGTTTTTATAATTATTATAGACCTGTAAACCCCCATTTCAGATATTACAGAGTCCCTTCTTATTATCCTCCTGTAATTATTCAACCTCAGCCGATGCCTATCTATCCGGGACCTTTTCATAGCTTTTTCTTTCATTTTAGATTTTAGATTTAAACAACCACTAATGCACGGTGTATACTTGTAATAGCTGGAGAAAAAAGAGCGATAGTCAGTTCGCTAAAGCGGCACCTCACCAGCCATATTAGTAGTTGTCTGTTAGGCTTTCAAAACTTTTTATTTTTTCATAACAACACAAAGCAGGCTGTCAACTCAAAAAAAAAGTGTCGCTTTTTTAGAATATTCCAAGACCTCCTTTTTAGGGGGTCTTTTTTTAGTTATTATACCTATTATCACGAGTATGATGCTTAGCTTAAGGTACAATTAGTTAAGTGGACACTCGAAATAAATAAGGACTCTAAATAATGAAGAACGCTGGTAGCAAGGTTAAAAAAAGGAATGGCCGTCTTGAGGAGCTTAACTTAGATAAAATTAATGAGTGCGTTGAAAGAGCAGCTAAAGGGTTAGATGGAGTGTCTGTAAGTGAAATTGTATTAGATGCTAGCTTGCAGTTATACGATAAAATATCTACAACAGAAATAGACAAAGCTTTAATTATGTCTTCTCGTTCTAAGATAGAAAAAGAACCTAACTATGCATATGTAGCAGCTAGGCTACTGTTGAACAACTTGCACAAGGAAGTTTTTGGAGAAGGCGTAGACAGTGATGTCTTTGAGCTTCAATATAAAAAATCATTTGTCCAAAACATTAAGAAGCTGGTAAAGGCTGGCAGGTTAAGTGAAAAACTTTTGGAGTATGACCTTAATCTTCTTTCTGAACACATTGATACAAAGAGAGACCTATTATTCAAGTACTTAGGCATTCAAACTTTATATGATAGGTATTTTATACATATAGATCAGAGAAGAATGGAGACGCCTCAAGGCTTCTATATGAGAGTTGCTATGGGGCTGTGCTTAAACGAAGAAGACAAAGAAGAAAAGGCGATTGAAATCTATAATATGATGTCGCAATTTAGATATTCCCCTTCTACTCCTACCCTCTTTAACAGTGGAACTAAAAGATCTCAACTTTCCTCATGCTACCTGAGCACTGTTGATGACTCCATTGACGGCATTTTTGGAACCATTCACGGGCAAGCTCGTCTTTCCAAATATGCTGGAGGGTTAGGTGTAGATTGGAGCTCGGTCAGATCTTCTGGCTCATACATACAAGGAACTAATGGAAAGTCTTCAGGGCTTGTTCCTTGGCTTAAAATATTCAACGATACATTGGTAGGAGTGAATCAAGGAGGAAAGAGAAAAGGGGCAGGTTGCGCTTATCTAGAAGTTTGGCATATGGATATAGAAGACTTTTTAGAGCTAAGAAAGAACACAGGTGATGACCGCAGAAGGTGTCATGATATGAACACGGCATTATGGATTCCCGATGAATTTATGCTAGCTGTTAAAAATGAGCATGACTGGTATCTATTTGACCCTTCAGAATGTCCAGACCTTCACGATACTTATGGAGAATCTTTTTCTAAGGAGTATCGCAAATGCTGCAAGATGGCTGAAGAAGGCAAGATAAAGATGTTTCGAAAATTACCTGCAAAAGATCTGTGGAAGAAGTGTCTCAAGTCTCTATTTGAAACTGGCCATCCTTGGATTACCTTTAAAGACCCATCTAATATAAGATATTCTAATAAGCATGAAGGTATAGTCCACTCCTCTAACCTATGTACAGAAATACTGTTGCACACAAAGCCAACCGTATATGAAGAGGGTGAAGTTGTAGAAAGAGGAGAAACCGCAGTCTGCAATCTAGCAAGCATAAACTTGTCGAATCATGTAAAAGTAAGAACAATAGACTGGAAGAAGCTTAAAGAAACAGTTGAGGTCGCTATAAGAGGACTTGACAATGTAATAGATCTGAATTTCTACCCTACCGAAGAAGCTAGAAACTCAAACTTAAAGCACAGACCTATTGGACTTGGTATAATGGGGACTCATGATGTTTTACATAAACTTGGTATATCATACGATTCAGATGAAGCTGTAGCACTTTGTGACAAAATTCAAGAATTTATATCGCTACATGCTATTAGGTCATCTGCATTATTAGCTAAAGATAGAGGTGCATACAAGAGCTATGAAGGGTCAGAATGGCATAAGGGATACATGCCTATTGACACTTACTGTGAAATGATGAATGACAGAAAGCCTCCTTCAGTAGGTGATGATGACACTGTCTTTCAGACGCTTGAAGAGTGGGATTCGGTTAGAGCCCTTGTCAAGGAGTTTGGGATGAGAAACTCCAATGTGATGGCGATAGCTCCGACTGCAACGATCTCCTATATTCAAGGTTGTTCTCAGTCGATAGAGCCAGATTATTCTGTTTTATTCGTATACTCTACTCTGAGTGGAGAATTCACAATGATAAATGAACACTTTGTAGCGGTTGCGAAGAAAAAGGGAATTTGGTCTCAAGCTCTTGTTGATGCATTAAAGAGTGTCGATGGAGACGTAACTGCACTTGTAGACTTAGACGAATCTATTAAGCATCAATTCAAAAATGCTTTTGACATTGACTTTCATAAACTTATAGATGCTGCTGCAGCAAGGCAAAAATGGATAGATATGGGGCAGTCCCTCAACCTGTATAACAAACATGAGAGCTTAAAGTACCTCAATGACATGTATATGTACTGCTGGGAAAAAGGTTTGAAGACCACTTACTATTTGAGGAGTAAGGCGGCTACTAGGCTAGAAAAATCCACAGTATCTTCTAATTCTCAACAAGATGAAAGTATAATTAATAAACCAAACGCATGTTCTATATTAGATCCCGGATGTGAAAGTTGTCAGTAATGAAAAAAACCAAAGAAATTATCTCAGATAAAGTTTCCGTAGTGAACCAGATCTTACCTCATACTAATAAATGGGCTTGGGATTTATTCATTGATGGTGCTGCTAATAACTGGATGCCTACAGAGATTTCTATGGCGAAAGACATTGAACAATGGAAGTCAAATCTTCTATCGGAAGATGAAAAGCTTGTTGTTAAAAGATGTCTAGGATTTTTTGCTGGCTCTGAATCTCTAGTTGCAAATAATTTATTGCTAAGTATATTTAAATTTGTTACAGACCCAGAGTGCCGACAATATATATTGCGTCAAGCATATGAAGAAAGTCTCCACAACCTTACTGTTGTATATGTATGTGACTCATTGAATCTAAAGATTGATGAAGTCTATCAGGCATATAACTCAATACCCAGCATTAAGGCAAAAGACGATTTTCTAATGAATATAACTACGGACATCAATCGTCCAGATTTTAATATAAATACGATAGAAGGCAAAAGAGAGTTCCTCCGCAATATCATTACTTACTATATCATCTGCGAAGGTATATTCTTCTTCTCTGGATTTGCTATGCTACTTTCTTTCAATAGGCAAAACAAGCTTCCCGGAATTGGAGAACAGATTCAGTATACATTAAGAGATGAGAGTTTGCACATCAAGTTTGGAACAGAGATAATCAATAGGATTAGAGAAGATAATCCTAAAGTCTGGACAAAAGCCTTCGAGAAAGAGACTTTGGCACATATTGAGACAGCTATGGAACTTGAGCTCGCATATGCTAGAGATGTTCTTCCTACAGGAATTTTAGGATTAAATTCAGACATGTTTATTGATTATGTACAGTTTATTGCGGATAGAAGACTCAGCAATTTAGGACTTCCTTCCCCATTTGGGGAGGCTCAAAATCCATTTCCATGGATGAGTGAAATAATTGATCTAGAAAAATGTAAAAACTTCTTTGAAACAAGGGTCACAGAATACTCAGTAGGAACATTAGTTGACGACTTTTAGGTGTATAAGTTAAATGTCTGTCACCTTTTTTGGAGTTAGCTATGATTGATTTTATATTTGATAGAAGGAACTTTTTAAGAATAGGCTCTATTGGTGCTGGCATGTCAGCTATAGGGCTTTCTGACTATGCTATTGCCTCTCAAGACTTCAGTAGTTATAAAGATAAAACAGTAGTGTGGATCTGGCTAGGAGGCGGTCCAACTCAATTCGAGACTTTTCATGCTCCAAATGACACTGTTCCTTCAGAATGGCAACCAGTAAACGGCGCTATACATGACTCAAAAACAAACATTACTTTAGGCGCAGACTGGGTAGAGCTTGCAAAGCATACATCAAAGCTAAATATAGTTAACTCTTTTAGCCATAAAGATTCCTCTCACAGACAGGGGACTCACTTCATGATGACTGGCCACTACAATCCTGAGAGAAGTACCACGTCAATGGCAAAGCACCCCTCGTTTGGGTCTATTGTTTCAGCTATTTATGGAGCTAATCATCCAGAAAACGGAGTACCTACATATGTTAAGCAAGGTAAAATTGAAGGTGATGAGGGTGCTTGGTTGGGTGGAGCATTTAAACCATTTGATCCGTCCAATAAAGACAATCTCACACCAAGAGTTGAACTCGACAGATTCTCAACACGAAAAGAATTACTCAGAGGACTAGATGCAGCAAGAGTATCTAGCAAAGGAGCTGAGTCTGTTCAGTTCTACAAGGGGCAAGCTTATGATGTTATCCTAGGCTCCGCTAAAGAAGCATTCGCTGTAGAAAAAGAGAGTGAAGCAACTAAATCTTTATATGGCTCTACTAAAGCTAAGGATATTGGAGAGCAGCTAATATTAGCTAGAAGATTGGCAGAGAACGGGACTAAATTTATAACTCTGCATTACGGAGGCTGGGACATGCACAGTAATATATCTAAAGCGATGCAAGGAAAAGTTCCGCCTCTTGACAAGGCTCTCGCAGGCTTCTTGCAAGACTTACAAGATAGAGGTATGAGTGATAAAGTATTATTAGTCGTTACAGGAGAGTTTGGGAGAACCAAATTTAATGCAAACGCCGGTAGAGATCATTGGCCTGCTATTACCCCAATGCTTATGGCGGGAGGAGAATATCAGACAGGTAGAACAATCGGAGCATCTG